CGTCACTATAAGTTGATCCAGCAGGTACTCCTGTCACACTATCAAACATTACAATGTCGTCTTCACCTAGACCATGAGATCCGGTACACGTTACTGTAACTGTTGTTGATGAAGAACTACTTGAAAATTTTGCACCTGTTAAAGTAGTTCTAATTGGATGGATGTCATAAAAAACTCCACCGGAATAAACATATAAAATTCTATTTGTTCCTACAGCTGCGTATTTAATACCAGCATTATCATCCCAGTGATGAATAGCTCGACCGGCACCAGTTAACTTATCGTCACCTAGTTGAGTCCAACCACCTATTTTTTCTGGGGTACCATATCTAAAACGAACATTGTCACCATCATACCATTGTCCCTCGGCCCCGGTCTGTGTGACTTGTTTGTTGAATCCAGGTAAAAAACCTAATTTTTGTAGCATATAACTCCATCATATTATGACTTCCTTAATGGGGGAAGTCCTAACATCGGCCTTTTGTCGAACCTATTCTTTTCAGCAAAAGGACCATTTACATGGTTATAATGAAGAAATACTTGTCCGCAAGTATTACCTTCAAACGGTTCTCTCCAATGCTCTAATTCACATCCACTATATACCAGCATATCGCCAACTTCAAGTAGGACTTTCGTGCCTTTGGGAGCGTTAGGTTTATGTATATTTTTATACTCATCTATGACGGTGTCTGCTCCTGTACCATCAATAAATATAGGCCAGGGATCTCCTCCTAAATTTAAGGTAGTTGAGATCTCACAACTAGGTCTGTCTTTATGGCGTTTTAAAATATCTCCATTTTTGTATAGTCTGGCATATGAGTATGTAGGTACTAATTGTAGCCCTGTTTCTTTAGCCATGACTGGTAACATTTTAACAAGCAATGTTTCCATTACATTATCTGCGTAATGAGAGTAGGTGTTAGGCACTTGTTGATCGGTCCAAGTCCCAAACATACCATTATCCCACGTTATATTATTTTCGTACATATATTTAACGGCATCTCTTTTAAGTAAAAAATAGTTAAAGATAAAATTAGCTAACTCGTAGCTTAATGCACTTTTGATTACGTGATATTTATTGAAAGCCATCTTGTAAAAAATTAAAACTTACTGATATTCTTACATCATTTGATTCATTAGGTTCAACGCAGTGCCATAACCATGCAGGAAACAGTAAAGCTCTATTTTCTTGGGGTTGTAAATGAATTTCTCTCCATAAATGTTTTGGAGGTTGTCCCTTTTTTCTAGTAGGCATACAGGTTTGAATACCCGGACGTGGGTCGTGACAAATTAAACGTCCACAATTAGGTGGGGTTTTTATATAATATACTCCACTAAATAAAGCATTAGGGTGTACGTGTGGTTTATTATATCCACCTGGTGTATTTATATTAGCCCACATATTACCTAAGATAGGGGTTCTTTCTAAATACTCTTCATTAAATACTTGATAAACCATTTTAAATAACTCATCTACTAAAGGTTTATATTCAGGTTTTTTGTGCATTTCAGTTGTAGAATGCCATCCATTTACATTAGTTTTTTTAACACCTTCATCTTCCTTAGACCACTGTATAATATTTTGTGCTAGTTGATTAGTGTCTAATTTAAAATCTTCAGCGTATATAATGGTTGGAAAAAATCCTTCTTTAATCATCTAAAAGGTTTACCTCCAAACCAAACAACAAGAGATTGTCTCATTCCTCGTTTAACTTTATTTACTCTATGATTTAAAAACGATGCAAAACAAATAGCATGACCTTGTTTAAGTTCTGCAAATTTACCTGGAGCCATTAGCTCTAAATCTCCACCTTCAAACTCTGATGGATCATTCAATAATAATGTCATTGATAGTTTTCTAACTGGTGGTTCGTGAGCCATGTTTACATCACAATCCATATGCCAATCATAAAATCCTCCTTCTGGATATTCTGTAAACTGTGCATTTTCTGTGATCTGTATGTCTCCAAAACCAAAATGATTTTCGTTTGCTTTTTGTATAAATTTATTTAAGTCTTGATACATATGTCCCATTTCTTTAAATGGTATCCAAGATATAGTTGTAACTCTTTTCTTTGTATCTAATCCCCCGTCAGGTTTATTCATACCTACCTGTGCTTTTTGTGGTGGTTGTCGTCTTCCACATTCAATAATCTGTTTACATTGATCTGGTGTAAACAACGGTGTTGTAGTTTGTATTATCCAACTTTTCCATTTGGGTTCTGTAATCTGCATGTTTTCGTACATTAATTTGTTCCTCTATTTTGTATTGGGTCATACTTTACATCCATATTTGCAGCAAGTGTTCGTCTCATTCCCGGTCCATTAAAAGGATATACACAATGTCTTACATCATAAGGAAATACAAAAAAATCTCTTTCTTCTAAAATTGGTTGATAATCTACATTAGCAAAGTATCCACTGCTTGAACCTAGTATTTGTAACTTACCATTTTGTGGTGCCTCGGGTGACGAATATTCTACACCATAAGACTCAGGTAATTTTAAAATCATTACAGAAGATAAACCTGTGAACATTGTTCCTTGATGCACGTGTACTGGATTGTATTCATGTTGAAACATATTATTAACCCACACAGAATTTAAATGCATTTCATACCCCTTTGTGTGATTCCATTCTAAATAATGTTTAAATTTTTCATGAAACCATTGTAATACATTTTGTGGTAAACAATTATGTTTAGTCATTTTAGAAGTATTGTTACCATCATAAAATAGACTATGTTCTTTTTCTATCTTACCAACTAATTGTTTATTAGCAGGTTTAAGTTCAGGATATTTTGTTTCATAAAGATGATTAATAGTATTATACACATCCAGCGGCACTTGATATCTCAATACTGATTGGCCTAAAAAAATAAACTTAAAATCTGATGTGTCCATATTTCTGTCTAATCCTTTCTGGAATTTTATTTATATAAGGATTATATTCCTTTTTAATATCTGTTCTAATAGTGTGCATATTCTTTCCTAAAGTAGTATCATCATAACTCATACCATTAATATTAATTTGTTTCAAGTTTTCAAAATAGTGTGGATAATAAGGTTCCTCTATAAAGTTATATATTTTTTTAATTTCTTTTTCTGATTGAGAGACTAGGTCATCATATTTTATATAATGACAGATATCGGAATAATTAAAAGAATTTTTAATGGCTTCTAAATCTTTTGCCACAGCCCCATTGTTATTCATTATCATAGATAATTTTTCTTCATCATTTTTTAAACCAAATCTATTGGGAAAAGCATCAGGATTTTCTGTATACCATTTCATATAGCTAGCTAACACATCCATTAAATCTCTAAGTATCACAATACATTTGAAGGGTCGTTTAAAATGTTTTTGCATTAAATAAAAATTACCTGGTGTTAAAACAGGTCCTCTATCTATAATTATCCGTTGTGACCAATCTTTATAATAAGTATCATATACAACATCCATAACATTATCTAAAGATTTGTAATCTGGAAAGTTTTTAAACACATCTGTCATTTTTAAATGATGTAGGTCTTTCATTATTTCTAATGTAATAGAATTACCAGTGCATGCTACCTCTGGGTTTTGATTTATTATAGATGCAAATAAAGTATTACCCGATCTTGGTAGTGCTATTAAAAAAAATAATTTTCTACTTTTCTTTGGCTCCCAGGTCACTTGTCAACTGCTCTTTCTTATTATAAATCATCTCGCCTGATTTTTTAACTCTTTCTATACTTTTTAATTGACCTAAAACATTAAACACTTCCGGTTGACTTGAACCAGATGTTAATGTTTCTGCCTTATTTTTCATTATTAAATGGTAAGATTCTAGTTGGTGTCTGTTAACATCTTTAGTATCAAACGAACCATCATTAAACTCTTTTTTTAATGCAGACCAAAGTTTAATTTCTCTCATTCTATCTCTCGCAACTAACTGCATGTTAGCTAAACCATATCTTGCTTCATCAAGATCTATTTTATATTTTTCTAATTTGTATTCGTCTTTTTCTGTCTCTATTTTTTTTTCTAACCATTTAAGTTTTGCTTCTGATCTTCTACAATCAAATGACAAATTCATTAAGTTTTCTAAGAATACGTTCTGTTCTCTAACACACTGCCAATACTTTGCAGCTTTAGTTGGATATTTCATATCTTGTAAAACAGACATCCTCATTTCTGTTTCAGTTCTAAATACTTGTTTCTTAGTCCAAGTATCTCTAAGCTCAGATGTCATTGCTTTAAATTCTTTTACATCTTCTGGATCTAATAAGTTATTTAAGCTTGGTGCTTCTTTTTCTATTAATGCATGTATATTACGTTTTTCTGTCATATTGCTCCTTTATACTTTCTAATATAACTATTTTTAGCTAGTTGTCAATGTCTTAGCTGTAACTGTTTCTGTTACTCCAGTGAATTCTTCTACTGTTGTTAAAGCCGTTCCACCAACGTTAGCTCCAGCCATCATAAGCGCAGCTGTAGAAGTTCCTGCTCCTGCTCCTGCTTGTCTTCCAGTTCCCATTGAAGGTCTTGTTGACCATGAGGTTCCATCATATCCTAAAGTAGTACCTACAACATTATTTGGTGGCACGTTTCCAGCAAAAAATATTGCATCAGTTTGAATTCCTGCTGCTGACCCCATTTTATTTGCTGTTGGTAAAGCTGTAGCATTTGTCCATGATGAACCATCGTATTCCTCTACGTTCGCAATATAAGGAGAAGGGTTATTACCACCCATTGCAAGTCCGGCAGTTTCTAATCCACAACCAGCTGATCTTTCTCTATCCGTATTCATGTCTCCTGATGCTGTCCAAGAAGATCCATTATACTCATAACTTTCTGGTACCCATGTAGTACTGTATCCACCTATTGAAACAGCGGCAGTTTGTGTTCCACATCCTGCTACTTGTCTCATAGCAACTGGTAAAGCGGTTTGTGCAGACCAAGATGATCCATTCCATTCTTCAGTTGCATCTTTATTATTAGTTCCAGGATCAGCTACTCCAGCAAAACAAAGTGCTGCTGTTTGAGGAGCATTAGTTGCTTCACCTGCTCCATATCTTCCTACGTTTAAGGCAGGAGTTGCAGTCCAAGATGTTCCATCATATTTTTCACTGTTAGTTAAAGCATCTGCTCCACTAAATACTAGAGCGGCAGTTACTGACCCACATCCAGCAGTAGTTCCTAAAGCTGTATTAGTGGCAGGGGCACTTGCCCATGCTGCTGCTGTGAATGTATTAACTGAAATATTATATTCTTCTACTAAAGAAGTAGCACCAGCAGAAGGACCATATCCAGCCATAGCTACCGCAGCAGTAGAAGTAGCTCCTGCTCCTCCAAGATAAGTTCTACCTGTACCCATTGTAGGTTGAACAGTCCATGATGATCCATCATATGATTCTGTTTTATTTTCATAAGGCGGACCAGCTCCTCCTCCAAATACTATATTAGCAGTTGTTGTTCCAGCTCCAGATAAACCATGTCTAGCTGTGTTTAAAGTTGGAAGACTAGAAAAAGAACTTCCATCATATTGTTCTGTTACATTTGTACCTGAATAAGATGGTGGAACAGCGCCTCCAGCCATTATGGCTGCGGGTTCAGTTCCTAAAGCAGCAAGATATGCTCTTGCAGTAGACAGTGCACCACCTGCTGTCCAACTTGATCCATTGTATTCTACTGAAGTAGATAATCTATTTGTAAAGGTAGGCGGACCACTTGCGCCACCTGCACATAAAAAAGCTGTTTGTGTTCCTACTGCAGCGCCTCTTACTCTATTACCTGGGGCTGCTGGAATACTTGTCCATGATGATCCATCATAAGTATAAGCTTCAGTATTATATCTATCTGGATTCTGGTGTAAACCAGATTTCATAATTGCTGCAGTTTGTGTACCTGCTAATTGTGATTGTAATTCTTGTGCTGCTGGTACAGCTCCTCCGGAAGTCCACCCAGATCCATTGTATTCTTCCATACTGGTTTTATTACTTCCTGCTCCAGTCAAAGCTGCAGTTTGAGTTCCACAACCACCGTTTTGATCATAAGTATTTGATGTAGGAGTACTACTAACCCATGCACTGCTTAATATTACAGTCTTAAGAGTTCCTGATGCAGAGTTATACCATACCTGTCCCTCATACGCTGAAGTCAGCGTAGGGTCAGCGTCTAGTACTTCTACACGTTTTCCGTATATTTCTTCGTAAGTTGCCATTAAAATATCCTTATGGCAATATTACATCAGATGGTCTTCCGCCTGGTCTTTGAGCTTTTTCTTCATCAGATAAAGCATCGTACTCAGCTTGTGCCGCTTGAATTTCAGCATCAATCAAAGCTTGTGCTTCTGACTTAGTTTTTTCACGAGCTCCTTTTTCAGCCATCCACATAGCGCCATCGACGTTGTTGCCAACCATCCAGACGTTTGCAGGATAACCTCTAAGGAAGAATTTTCTTCTATCTTCTGCAGTAAAAAATCCTTTGCCAGTGTTTTCAGCTACTCCATATATAAAGTGTGCCATAGTTTAGTCCTCCTTTTTAATTTTGTATATCATAATTTTTAACTTTGCGTAAGTGTTTTAACATTTATAGCTGTTGTCTCAGTTGAAAATTCTTCTGTTGAAGTAACGCCTGGATAGCTTGAACTAGCAAAAAGACCATTAGAAGAAGCACCATCGCCACCGAAATTACCTCTAGCAGTTGCCAGATTTGGTTGAGTTGCCCAAGATGTTCCATCATAATGTTCTGTGTAAGTCGTATTTGCCCATGAAGGAGGATGATATCCAGCAAATATATAAGCACTAGTAGCGCTTGCTCCGCCGCTTCCTCCATAAAAATTAGGTCTACCTAGACTATTTGAAGGTGCTGCTGTCCAAGAAGATCCATCCCAACTATTTCCAGTATATGGAAATCCAGCAAATGCAAATAACGCTGTTTGAGTTCCTACCGTACCTACCCAATTGGCTGGTGTTGGAAAAACTGTTTTTGAAGTCCAATTAGTTCCATCATAATTTTCGTGTGCATTTGAAATAGCTGTTGCAGCGCCAGCTGAAGTATTTCCTCCCACTCCTACTGCTGCAGTTTGGGGTCCAGCTCCTGTTCCATAAAAACCTCTTCCTGTATTTAAAGCATTTTGAGTTGTCCAACTTGAACCGTCTCCTTCCCAAGTTTCAGTATTTGTACCAGGTTGTGCGTGTCCAAAAGATAAAACGGCTGGTCCAGAAATTCCTGCTCTTCCCTGTCCATTGGCAGCTTTTGGAATACTTCCTGATGATGTCCAAGATGTACCATTATATTCGAAAGAAGCTGTAGGCCAAGGACCAGTACCAGTATCACCGCCCCATGTTTGACCTGTTTCTTTTGTTCCTGCATAAGCTGATCCAGCTAAACCACTTGGTGCAGCTCCGCCTGCAGACCATGCTGAGGCTGTAATTACGTTTGCTGATGATGAATATTCTTCTGTAACATTTGTAACAGATGGAACCGTTCCTCCAAATACTACGGCAGATGAACTGCTAGCACCTGCTCCTGCAATACTGTTTCTTGCAGTTGCTAAATTAGGGGTAGATGCCCAAGTAGTTCCATCATATGATAATGAAGTAGCAAGTAGCGTTGTTGCAGGGTGGTTTGAAGCTCCCCCAGCTACTAAACCGGCTGTTAAAGTACCTGCACCAGCAGCGCTCCATCTTACAGAAGGTAATGCCGTACCCGCTGTCCAATTAGTTCCGTCATATTCTTCATTTATTGTTTGTGCTGTACTTGGTGGAATTAATCCACCAGCACAAAAAGATGCTGTTTGTGTGCCTTCTGTACCAGGTACTAAATAACGTGCAGTTCCCATAACATTACCAGATGTCCAATTAGTTCCATCATATTCTTCTGTAACATTTCGAACTCCGCCTCCGGATCTATAACCAGCATAACCTAATGCTGCGGTTTGCGTTCCAGAACCACCAAGCCAAGCTCTTCCTAGATTTAAAGCATTTCCTGCTGTCCAAGAACTTCCATTATATTCAGCAGTAGTTGTTACATAACCAGGGTTTCCACCAAAACCTAAACCAGCTGTTTGAGTTCCTGCTGCGGCAAGATCATTTAGTGATGCCGGATAAGTCCCACCTGTGGCCCATCCACTTCCATTATATTCTTCTACTACATTTGTAGCAGCGGTGCCATTATATCCTGCAACAGCTAATGCAGCTGTTTGAATTCCAGTTCCACCAGAAGATCCCAATCTTCTACTATTAATTAACGGTGAACCACTTGACCATGCTGATATGTTAACAATACTTTTAAAAGTATCACTTGCTGTATTATACCAAATCTGTCCTGCGTCTGTTTCAGCAGAGGGATCAGTGCTAAGTGATTTAACTGCTTTACCGTGTATTTCTCTATAAGTTGCCATAATTAACTCGTTGTAAATGTTTTTATATTAGCTGTTTCTGTTGCACCTGTAAATTCTTCTGTTTCGTTTCCATAGCCCGGACTGCCGCCAGGTTCTCCTCCACCGGCAAGAAGTGCAGCTGTGGCAGTTCCGCCACTAAAACCTCTGTTTCTTCCAGTATTAAAATTTGCGGCAGTAATCCAAGAGGTACCGTTGTAAGTGTTAGTTGTTGTAGGAGTACCGCCTGTTGCTAAACCTGCTGTTTGAGTTCCTGTTGCTCCTTGTCCTCCAGTAGGAGGACCGCCTATAGAAATAATATCTCCGCCTTCTGAAAATGAAGATCCATCATATTCTGCTGTTTTTGTAGTGTAGTTATTAGGGGGTGTTCTACCTCCACAATAATAAGCCGCTGTTTGAGTTCCACCGGACATTCCTTGACCTTTTGCCTCAGGCATATTTCCAGGTGTAGCAGTCCAAGATGTACCATTATATTCAAAAGCAGTATTTACTACATTTGCACCATATGGTTGAGCTGTAGATCCTCCCATAATTAATCCTGCTGTTAACGTTCCGCAGTTTCCTGCACTTTTACGTGAACCAGGAAGGTTAGTCTCTTCTGACCAAGATGATCCATTATATTCTTCTACTAAAGATTGAGGATTATTAGGTGCTGTATAACCACCTGCTGCAACTGCAGCAGTTGAAGTTCCAAATCCTGATAAATAACCTCTTGCAGTATTTAAAGTTCCTGGAACTGTAGTCCAAGTTGTACCATCATATTTTTCTGTAGCATCTTTGTAAGGTGCACCTCCCCCAAAAATTATTCCATCAGAGACACTAGGTATTGCTGAACCACCTAAAGTTCTAGCCGTGTTCATATTATTACCACTTGCCCATGCTCCGTTTGTAATTACGTTTGTTGATACATTATATTCTTGTGAGAATGCTGAACTTGCAGTTGCAGGACTTGGACCAAGACTTCCAGCTTGTAAAGCTGCTGTATTAGAAGGTGAACCTGCAGCACCACCATAACCAAAAGCAGTTCCTAAAGTAGCTGGGCTAGTAGTCCAACTTGTTCCATCCCATTTTTCTGTTGCAGTTTGATTAGTGGAAGATATTCTTCCTCCAAAAACAATAGCTGCTGTTGAAGATCCAGATTGACCCATTAAATATTTTGCTGCTCCCATATCACTTACTTCTGACCAAGATGAACCATCAAATGATTCTGTATTAGCGTAAAGAGTGTAAGACGGAGCTGCTCCTTCTCCACCCATAAAAATTGCTGCTGTAGAAGTTCCCGTTGATCTACCTGCAGTTCTACCTGTATTAATACTTGGTGTTGAAGTCCACGTTGAACCATTAAAACTTTCTGATGCTGTGGAACCAGCTGGTCCTCCAACTGCTAAAGCTGCGGTTTGTGTTCCACAACCTCCAATTCCAGCTCTTGCAGTATTCATAGTATTTCCTGCAGTCCAACTTGATCCATTGTATGTTTCTGTTTTATTAGACACAGACGGTTCATTACCCGCAAAAGCTAAACCTGCTGGTTCAGTCCCACAAGCACCTAAATTAAATCTACCTGTATTTAAACTTCCACCAGACACAAAACCTGTTCCATTATATTCTTCACTAATACTTTGAACTGCGTTTGGAGGTGAAATTCTTCCTCCTGCTATTACTGCAGCAGTTTGACTTCCCAAACCTCCTGCTCCATATCTATTTTGTGCTAATGCAGCGCTACTTGACCATGCTTCTAGAATTGCTAGACCTCTTAAAGTCCCAGTAGTTGAATTGTACCACATTTGCCCATCAGCACCCGCTGAAGGATCCGATGATACTTTTTTAATTTTCTTTCCGACTATTTCTCTATAAGTTGCCACTACAACTCCTATTAATTACTTCTTAGTAACCAACCTTGAGTAGTATCTGTGTAGACTAAAGTATTAGCGGCCCTTTCTGTAGCAACAGTTAAATCTGCTTCTGCTCCATTAATTTTTTTACCGTTTCTTGCAACGGTTAAATTATTGGTATCGAAAGTACCTGCATAATCCACAAACGAGACTTCATCTCCAATGGTTGGTGATCCTGGTAAAGTTAAAGTTATGGCACCTGCTGTAGTATTACAAAAATAACCATTACCAGCTGACGCTGCTGTAGTTCCACTTGTAATAACTGCTTGCCATGATGTTCCACCGGCTTCTAATTCAGCCCATGATAAAACTCCACCTGTTGTTGATTTTAAAACGTAGCCATTTCCTGCGGCTGCGCCTGCTGGCCACGTCATAGTATAATCCGTGGTTCCGTTAGATGCTTTCATACCTACATACTCTGCTCCGGAGTCATCCTGTAGTCTTAGTTCTTTCGAAGTTCCAATATTTAATCCAGTCGATGAATTCCAAATTAAATTGGCATCTCCACCAAAAGATCCTGAATCATTAAATTGAATTTGTGTGTCTGAACCACCTGGTAATCCACCAAGTGTTGCTTCTGCTAAATCTGGATTAGTTCCATCATTTTTTGTAGCATAAATAATTTTCCAACCTTTATCAGTTGTTGCCCAAGTAACAGAACTACCTGTTCCTGTAGCATATTTAAGTTGAACTGTATGGCCAGTACCGCCTGTACTATTTTTTATTAAGTACCAATTTTCTACATCGTTAGGAACTGTTACAATTTTATTTCCTGTAATTGTTTGAGGAGATTCTGCTCCTAACACAATAACTCTATTACAAGCAGTTCCAGTTAATGCACCATCATCTACATCTAAAGCTGTTGTGTTGGCTCCTGTGCCTGCTGCATTTAAAGTTTGAACAAGATAACCACCAGCTATCTGTTCAAAAAGTTGTAAATTAGTATTTGTTTTTGTTCCCCAAGTACCGGCATTTTCGCCAGTTACCATTAGTTCAACACCAAGTGCCGTATATGATGAAGCCATAAATTTTTTCTCCTAAGCCGCGTGCGTTACATCTGTATACGATGTTTCGCCAGTGACGTCAACATCGGAATAACTTGCACTATTTGTTTTATTGACAGCACTATAACTTGTATTTCCAGTAATATCAACATCTCCGTATCCTAAAGGAGCAATATTTCCTACAGTAATAGTTGCTGAAACTCCAGTCAATCCCATAACATCTGCAGGGGTAATTGAGCCCACCGCTGAGGTTCCAGATTGACCTGCTAAAATATATTCAACTTCAGTTATTACTGATCCTATACTTGAAGTTGCTCCAGCAGCAAGACCTTGAAGATCTACTACTTGAGTATCTGTTATAACTAAGTCTGGACCTACAGTAGCTGTTGCTGATACTCCGCTAAGTCCAACTGAATCAGCAGGAGTAATTGACCCTACTGCAGTTGTTGCTACTAAAGTTGCTAAACCTTGAACATGATCAGCACCATCATTTAAACTTAATTGACCTTCTGAAGCAGTTGCTACTTGACCATCTGGTATAATTGTAGGTGAAATAACAAAAGTAATACCGGTTCCAACACTTGAAGTTGCAGAAACCCCAGTTAGTCCAACTACATCAGCGGGTGTAATAGCACCAACACTAGATGTTGCTCCAATACCAATTAAATTTTCAATTCCTTCTTCAACACTACCCCAACCGTTTTCACCCCAGTCAAGAGTACCCCAACCAGGTCTTACTTCTACTGTTAGTGCACCAACAGAAGTTGTAGCTGATAATCCAGAAAGTGTGACAGTAGGTGAATCGCCATAAGCTTGTGAGCCCCAACCAAGACGTCCCCATCCTTGTTTGATAGTTACGGCATCGCCCCAATTAGCTTGTCCGTAGGTTAATCGGCCCCATCCTGATGCAACGTCGGGCATACTAACCCTCCTATGCTATTCGAACGATAGCTGTTGTCGCTGCGGCGCCGGGAAATTGAATTGTAAAAGTTCCAGAAGAAACAGATTTGTCTCCGCCAAATGCAACAGAACAAACTGCTTTGTTTGATGCACTAGAATTATAAATTAAACATGCGTTTGCAGTAAATGTCGCAGAAGTCCAAGAAACATCTCCAAAGTCGCATACTGCTGTAGCTGAATCTAAAACAGGTGTTACACTTGTTAAAGTTTTTCCACCAGCTGTATAACCAGTTCCCGTTATTTCTTCAGAAGTAGCGTAAGCTGTTGTGCCCGCTCCTAAAGTTGCGCTAGAATCAAATAAAGCTAATTTAAAAGTATTTCCAGTTGAAGCTGTAAAATTGTGTGTTGCTACTAATACCTCTTGTTTGAAAGAGTTACAAATTGCTGATGTGTTAGCCATAAAATTTTCTCCTCATTATGGAGACGGTGAGTTAACTTTTATTCTAACTGTTCCGTCAGTATAATCGTCTCGTCTTCGTCTTCCAAGTTGCATTCCTGCGAACTGTTGTATAGCATTTTTATACTTTTGTTCGTATAAAGTCAACATATCCATTGGACCTTTTAAGAATCCAAAAGCTTCTACCAGGCAGGCATATAATAGCCCTTGTGGGAAATAAGTACTTAAATAAGTGTTGTTATTATAACCAGTACCAGATCCAAGGCCGTTTGGATATTTGTTGTAATAGACCCTAAATTTGTAATTAGCATCAGGAGTTGGAGCAAAATACATACCTCCAGATGAAGTATCTGTAGTATTGTCAGCACCCCCAAACATCGCATAGTATTTTGGAAAACCTGTTACTGAATTAGTGGTATCTGTAGGTGCCTGAATAGTTCCTTCAGGACCGTATTTTCTATCAACAAATTCTGATAAATAAGTTTGATCTTTTTTCTCTAACCAAGTTCCATTACCTTCTGTATTTGCTGTTGAATTAAATACTTCAATACCTCTTACAAAGAGACATCCGGCTGGTGCATTAAGAGTATTATCATTTGCAGCTAATGTACCTTCTTGAACAAATCTTTCAGAGTCCATAGGAAGCTCTTGATATATTCTCATTTCAGCAGCCATTATAAAACCATCTACAATAGTGGTTGTAAGAACATCAGAACTAACTTCAGTATAATCTCTTATCGCTGTAGTTAATGTACTGTAATCATATTTTTTAACGCCTGACATTATAAACTCTCTATATTAAGAGGACTAATAACACAATTAAATCCTCCCCCTGTTGCAGTGCCTGTTGCAGCACTAGGTAATGTTAATGTAAAACTATTATAATCTGTTACCGTTGTGTTAGCATCGTTAACATAACTTGTTCCTACTAAAGAAGCAACTTTAAATGACCCGTAGACCGTGGCTCCGGAATTATGAGAACCAGCAGTTGTAGATGGTGGTGTATATCCTCTATAAATAGAAGACGTTCCTCGAGTACATCCAGTTAAATCATTAGATGATCTTCCAGTATATTCTATTACTTCGTTTTGATATGTTCCAACTTTTAAAGGGTCACTTGTATCTGATGAAGTTAAAAGTTTTGTAATCATAATAAATCCAGAAGTTGGAAAATTAGACCCATCAGTTAATGTTATTGTAGTGGCAGTACTTGTAATGTCACCATTTAATGTTGTTTGTAATTGAAATTCATCAACCGTTACTCCACCAACAGCTTCTTTAACTGCAGTAAATCTTAAAACATCATTTACCTGTAATGAACCATTAGGAAATAAAACTGTTAAAGTTGTATTAGATGCAGTTGTAAAAGGATTATCTGGTAAAAAATCTTGTGTTCCAAATTCTGTTCTAGCTGGTCTCGCTCTTTGTAAAGCTTGTGGATCTGCACTAGTAGGTTTTGGATCTAACTGTGGAGACTTAGGTTCATATTCTGACATATGTACCCATGCACCATTCCACTCTCTAACCATTTCATTATATGGAAAAGCCATTCCTGATCTATCAGAAATTGCTAAAGCATATTTACCTTGTGAAAAAGTAGTCATTAACCAATACCTGGGTAG